TTCGTTCATAGTTAATTCTCCGTTGTCTCTCTTTTGGTCTAGACTTGAGAGCACGTTCAAGTTTCAATCTAGATGCACGTTGTAAGAATACTATTCCGTTTAGGTGGTCGATTTCGTGTTGAACACATCTTGCACCTAATCCATCTAGTGTAATGATATGTTCTTCACCATCACTGTCTTGATATTTTAGTTCTACTACTTTAGACCTTTTAATCATTAGATAAAGGTCAGGGAATGATAAACACCCCTCTTTCATTAAATCTGTTTCTTGTGAAACCTTAGTGAGTTCAGGATTGAAGAATGCAACAATACCTGAGTCTGCTGTTCTCATTACAAAGACTCTTGCATCTACTCCTACTTGGTTTGCAGAAAGACCGATACCACCAAACTTTTCCATTGCTTCTGCAAGTAACTTCTCAAGTTCTTTAGGGTCGTGTGGTGGGTTTTCAAAATCAAAGGGTAGTGGAGGTGTTCTTAACACCTTTGATGCTTCGTCTATCAATTCGTACATATTATTTTACTATTAAACCTGAGGATGACATATAAAGTGATTTACCTTGCCAACCTCCTGATGCTCTTGTTCTCAACGTAATCGGTAAAGTGCAATTCTTGTTTAATGGTTTATATTTGAAATGTACCTTAAACGATTGTTGACCTTCCTTATATTCTACTTTAATTCCTGTATAATTACTAGGGTTTTTTTCTAATACGATAGATTTTAATTCTATGTTATCTGCAATGTCTTTAATAACAGACTTGGACTCTGCACCAATTAACATCTTGTATGGACATGGTGTTGAGTCAGCATCAGGGTAAGTGTAGTACCCCATAGTGTTTAACATGTACTGTAAGTTTTTTCCGTCTCTCTTTCCAAGATGATTTTTGAAAAAGTTAATAAGTTTATTTCTAAAAGGATAATAAAACCCATCTTGATAAAAATTCAGTGCATGTTTGTTAAACTCTCTTGCAATTTTAGGGAACGAAGATTTTGAACCACCTTCTGTGTATTCATCCTTTGCAACTTTTTTTAATAGTGGTGTAATTGTCTTTTTGAGTTCAGAATTGTTGATAGAATCAAATGCATGTTTAAGAGATTTATCAATAAATTCCATTACTGTTTTAAGTTGTTTTGAGTCTCCAAGTTTTTTGTATTGTGCAGTAATAGATGAATTCATCTTTGGCGTTGCATCTTTACCTGAAGAAATTTTATTAGAGTATCCTATAAACCCATCGTCTAGTTCTACTATCACGTCTGATGGATTCTTACCACTGATTCCTGCAGGTTTACCTCGTGGTGTCCAGTAGAGTTTTTTAATCTTTCTACCTCTGAGGTCGTTCCTTACTGCGACTCCGTTTGCCATACCAATTTTGATATCACGTTGTGCAGTTTCGTCTTTATCTAATAATTCAACTAAGTCTTCGTATGTAACTGCATTTCCTTCACCGTCAAAAACCCCAGTCTTGCCTGTACGTCCACCAACTTCTTTTTCCCAATCTACACTATCCATGTTTCCTTCTTCAGGGTGTGCAACAAAGTAAAGAGATAAGAATTCATTTACGTTAGATGAAGCGGTAGAGTTTTTACGTGTACCCCCACCGAGGTGGTCTTTAACTGCAGACTTAGTTGTTCTTATGTAGTAGGGTTGGTCTACTCCATCCTTTTCAACTTGAAAAAAGAATTTACCATTACCCAATGTGAGTAACTCTTCTCCTGCTGGTGTGTTGGTACACTTGAATTTGATTTCACCATCACCCACTATATTAGTGATGGGTTCTATCTTAGTATCTAAAACATAATAGGGATTAAATACACCCTTTCGTTGATAATCAGGACTCACAGTTAACTCAGAGATAACTCTCTTAGTGTTCGTTGTAGTGTCTAATCCTGTGAACTCTGAAAAACTTTTCATAATACTATTTATCTATTCTGCAATGCGACTGAAGTTTTTATGTTTCTCAAATCGTATAACATTTTCAAACTTGTCGTAAAGCACGTCTCCTTTATGAGATATGATAAATGCATTTGTTTTTTCTGTCAAGGTATTTAATAATTTTAGGAAGTCATCTGTACCATTAGTGTCTAATGAACTGTCAAACACTTCGTCTAGTATGAGTAGATTGGTATTCACTGAGTTCTTCATACGTGCTACACTTCTCCAAGTAAACAATAATGATAAATCGATTCTCATCTTTTCACCTTGTGAGAAGTTATCGTATTTGAACACGTCTCTGAATCTTGATTTGATTGTTTCTTCAAAAGATTCGTTAAGTTCAAACCCAACATAGAATTCAAGTTGTGCAAGATACTTGTTGATTAATTTATTCATGACTGGAACATACTGTTTGATAATCTTTTGTCTGACACCTTGGTCTCGTAGTAGTGTCACAGCAATGTCATGATAATGTTTCTGTTCAACAAGTGTTCCTTTTTTTGTATGGAGAATGTCTAATGTATCCTCTTCGCTGTCAATGAGTTCTTGAACATTATTATTACTAGTCTGTTCCTGTTCTAACTTAGTAATCTCTCCCTGAATCTTTTTAATGAATTTTTGATTTGAAACCACTTCTGCTTGAAGAAGACCAATTCCTCTCTGAATATCATCGATTTCGGATTGTACCTTGGAGATTTCTTCAAGTCTTCCATTGGACTCATTGATTGTTTTCTCAATTTCAACCAAAGCAGTCCTGATTTCATCTGCTTTAGCTTGTCTTTCTGCAATGTGTTTCTTTTTGTGTTCATTATCTAATCCCTGTTTACATGTTGGACAGTCATCATTTTTCTCATAGAATTCGACATCCTTAATTGCTTTCCTTCTAGCATCTTGCAACTGTCTCTCCAGTTCTGTTGCTTTTTTGAGTCTATCGCCCTGAGGGTCTTTATCCTTGATGGTGGATTTTTTCTCCACCACATTTTCCGTCTTTTCATCCACCTCTCCTAAAAGTTTGTCGATGTTTGTTTGAGTTTCATCAACGGTGGATTCATATTGTTTTATTTTCTTTTCACGATTTTCACGAAGTGCATTGAGTTGTCCATTCAATCCGTTGATACGTTCTTCTAGTATTTCAATTTCATGATTATTTTCATTCACTTCAATCTTATGTTCGGAAATCTTTGTCTTTAATATGTCAGACATAGTTGTAAAGATAGAGATATCCAATAGGTCTTCTACGAGTTTACGTCTTTCTACTGCCTTTAACTGCATAAAAGGTGTAAAGTTTGCAGAACCTAAAATTGCAACTTGAGTAAAGGAACGGTAACTCATTTTGAGTACGTTCTTCTCTAAGTGTTCTTGATAGTCCTTCATGGTTGCATCTTGATTAATGAGTGTGTCGTTGACATACAACTCAAACTTATTAGGTTTTGCACCACGAATTACTTTATATGATTTCCTACCAATGTCAAACTCAACCTCAACTATGAGGTCACGTCCATTGATAGAGTTTATAAGAAGGTCTTTCTTAAGGTTTCTGAACCCTTTACCATAGAGTCCAAAGCATAGTGCATCTAGTAAGGTAGACTTACCTGCACCATTCTCTCCCAAAATCAAAGTTGTTTGATGGGAATCTAACTGAATTTCGGTAAACTTGTTACCTGATGATAATAAATTTTTATATCTTACTTTCTTAAATATAATCATAGATAATTATGTTGGTCAAGTGCTTCATTATATAATGAGGTCATCAATTCTGTAAGGGGTTTTTTCTTCCCTTGAATATCAAGACCTTCGATATAGTTTGTTAGGATTGTTAAAGTATCTTCAACATCCCCCATATCTTCGTCATCCATAAAGTCCATGTGTTTGTTGTCATCGACTACTGATACATGTAATGGATTGACTCCATGAATTTTATCTAAGAATGTATCAAACCAATATGGATTTTCTTTGTTGACTACTACAATCTTTGTGAACTTTCCATCATACTTACTATAATCAGCATTACTAATTGTCTCAAAGGTTTCTTTAGTATCATCATAGAATGCTTTCTCAAACATGGTGATTGGGTTATGTACTGGAAGTAATTCAACCTTCTCAGTATCAAAGATGTGGAAGTGTTTCCCATCACCATAATCTGACCATGTGAACTGCATTTGTGAACCAAGGTATCTGATGTTTGCAAACTCTGACTTCTGATGGAAGTGTCCACTCAATACTTTGTCAAATCGTTTGACGTATGAATGGTCAAGTCCGTGTTGACATGTCATGCCTGGCATCATCAATGCACCTTCAAACTCAAAGTGACCCATACACCAACTTGCATTTGCAGATTGTAAAAACTCTACTGAATCAGCATAGTTCTCAGAGTTAATCCAAGGAACCAATGCAATGTTGAACCCATCGTACTCTTTGACTTCACATTCGGAAATCACATTGACATTAGGTTGATTGTAGAGAAGTAACTCAGGTGCATTTACTTCGTTAGTGTTCTTATAATAGGTATCATGATTACCGATGATTAAGTCCATGGTAATACCACGTTCATTCATAGGTTCAATGAAATGTTTAATGTTTGCTTTCATCGATGCAAAGTTGATGTACTTTCTTCGGTCAAAGTAATCCCCTAGATGGATGATGTGTTTAATATCATGTTCATCTAAGTATGGAAAGAACACTTCGTTATAGAAGCGTCCTTGGTATTTGGACATTTCAATCATGTCACCACGAACACCACAGTGGGTATCGTTCAATAGTGCTATTTTCATTCAGTAAATTTATCTAATGATGTTTTTTTTGTTGTTTTCGTTCTCTTTGATTTTCTTGGTTCGTATTCAACTCTGTTCATGTTCTCTTGCATCCACTCAATGTTTGTATTAGTGAATTCAGGGTTGTGAACACCATCAATTGTATCGTATGCATCCATAGTAATGTTTGTTGCATCGATAGCTTGTTGTTTGATGAAAACTTGTTTCTTTTCCTTTTGAATACGTCTTAGGAATGCATAGTAACAAATCTGTGTGATATATGCGAATGCATTGTTGGATTTTTCTGCATTAAAATTACCAATATACTGAATGCAATTTTCGATTGCATCACAAATCATTTCGTCTCTGTACGTATAGTTGATAAAGTTTGGACGTGTAGATAGACGTGTAGCAATCTTATAGATACACTCTCCTATGTACTCTGTCATCTTTGGTGGGGTTTCCCCCTTTTCTTCTGCAAGTTTACATGCAATGTTAAACTCGGAGACTGCTTGTGTGAACTCTTTGTTGTTAACATAGTGTTCGTTAGGTTTTTTAGTAGTCATACGTATACTATACACCATAACCCCCCATTCTACAAGGGGTTTTTTTCAAATATTAAAGTTTACTGAAACCCCACATCCACATGATGCTGCTTCTTTAGGGTTTATGAATTTGAAGAAAGAGTTGAGTCCTTCTTTGACATAATCTAGTGTCATCCCTTCTATATATTGTACACTATGATTATCAATTAGGATAGAGAATTTTCCATAATCAATTACTGTATCATCTAAGTTAGCATCTAAACTGCTATCAAAGATGTATTCAAAACCAGCACAACCACCACCAGTAACACCAACTCTGATGTACTTAAATGCATCCTTTTCTTGTAACGACAAAATTTGAGTAATTGCTTCGTTGGTGAGTTCTACCATTATCTAGTATTTATATGAAGTTTTTTTAAAAACCCCCTTGTGATTTCAGAAATCTATGATAAAATGATTATGTCCCACAGGGAATATATTATATAAAGAGATTGTTTATATAAAATACACCTAACATGAAACTAAACATGACAACCTGAACAACAGCAGGAATGACGACAAACAGTTTCATGACATCGAAATCACCTTTTGAAAAGAAATCCGTTTCCCTCCATTCTGCAACCTCTTCAGGAGTTGCATCCTTCGGCTTATTTAGTGGTAGTTCCAACTGATTCATTTTTGTGTTTCTGATTTGCGATGTGTTCTGCATAATAAATTGCACCTCTGATATCATGCATGGGCGCATACTTCAAATAAAAATAACTAACGATTATCGATAGAACTGATATTGCTATTACTTCCATATGTTATACGATAGGTGCAACTGCTATTGTGCATATTACAAACACGCACACGAGAACACCTACTTCCATCCCCTCCACAATTGTTTGACCATCTATTTTTTTTAATTTTTTGACTAACTCAGTCACTTTCTTTTATAAACTCCATTGATAATATGATATAACACCACGTTATACACGTGGATATTTATAAAACTTTGAGTTCTAACAAACTGAATTTAATGAATTTTTTTCTTATCTTTTGGTGGAGTTAATCTTTTAAATTTTTCATATGGGTCTTCAGAGTCTTTTTGACTATTAAGAAATTCCTGTTCCATCATTTCTAAAAACTCTTCTTCAGTAGCCATATGTTTATCTTCATAGAGTTGTCTTATAAGTTCATCTACATTGTTTCGTACATTTACGTTATCATCTTTTGATAACTTATTTGCAAGTGGTATACTTTTGTTTTCTAACATAGTTAACCAACTGGTTGATGCATTGTCATACAACGGCACAACTTGAGGATTAACTTTGTTTCTATGAAGAATCATTTCTTCAGGAATTTTTACAACTGTATCTGAGGTTAGAGGTGAATATGGATAGAATGTTGCAAGAGTTTTACCTCTCATTGTTACTGATAAATGACAAATCATAGGTAGAGTTACTTCAACAATGTTACCATTTTGTCGAGTCATACCTATCACTTCTTGACCTGTATCAAGACGAAGTATTTCATACTTTGTTGGGATTAAACTTAAATCTCTTGGGCTAGTCATCTTTTAGCTCGAACTGTTGAATCTCATATGGAAATTGTTCCTCATTGTATATATTTATTCTTTCTTTGAGGTGATTCAACGTAAAGTTCTCACATTGTAGATCATCGGCAATATCAAACAATCTCATTTTATCCTTCCCTTCAGTCTTACGTAATCCTCTACCAATAGACTGTAGGTTTCTGATACGTGACTTGGATGGTGATGCGAATACAATGTTGTCGATTCGTTTGATATTAACTCCTGTAGAGAAAGTTCCGTATGATGCTAGTATGACACTATTCTTAGACTTCTCAACAATCTCTCTAACCTTTTCTCTACTTTCAGTATCAGTTCCACCATACACATAGTGTAAGTCTTCCACTCTTCCATCTAACATAGGATATAAGACTTCACCATGTTTCTCTACATATTGAAACAACACTAGTGTGTTGCCCTTTAGGGATGCAACTAAATTAGTAATGAACTGATTACGTCCAGCATGACTTACCAAGTAATCCATTTCTTCTTGGTAGGACATCTTCTTCTGTTTAGTATGACGAAGTATGACACAATCTATTTGCAGGTCTGCAATCGTTCCGTCTTCAATTAATTTTGCAGTTGATATAACTTTCTTAACAGGCCCAAACAAACCTTCTAGTTGTAGTCTATGTACTTCACTTCCATCAAGTGTACCTGTAGTACCTATACGGAAACCAGTGGAAGACATCTTCTCTAGTATACTCTTAAGTGTTTGTGCTTTGAATAAGTGTGCTTCGTCTCCGATGACTACATCGAATGACTGTAATGTTTCTTTAGGTGCTTTAGAAAAACTCTGCCATGTGGTAATGGTAATAGGTGCATCAAACACTTCTTGTCCATGATATATCTTACAAATTTTTTCTTTGTATCCATATTCCTCAAAGTCTTTACTCATCTGTTCCACTAGAGATGTCGTAGGAACGATTATAACGGTCTTACAGTTAGGTAAAGACATTTCTCCCTCAAACCACCTACATAACATGTATATAATAAGTGATTTACCACTTGCAGTTGGTGATAGCAGAAGTTGTCTACCATATTGCACTGCAGTTTTAAATGCATCTATTTGATAATCACGTGGTTCAAAGGGAAGACCTAAGCCTGGAATTAGGTCATCACCGTTAATAAAGAAATCAACATCCTCATCTGTAAGAAGTGTCTTTTCACCTATAACATCTTCAATACCACCAAACTCAAATCCACGTTCTCTACAGAACTCATCAACGTATGGTAATAGTCCGATATAAATCTTTTTAGTTTTTAGAGAGAAGAGTCGTACCTTACCATCCCAAAATTTATTTTTATAGGACGGCATAAACTTTGCGCCTGGCACTGTAAAAGAAAAGAAGTCGTAAAGGTCACGTGCAAGAGAGTCATCACAATTAACCTGCATAAAGACATCATCGACTTTACGAACCGTTACTCTTTCCATATTAAACGTATGGTTTACCCACTAACCATCCTACTAAAGATATACGTGTACCACTTGTAACAGGTTTAACTTGATGATGTACAAATGATGGGAAGACAATCATGCTACCTTTTTCCTTTGCAGAGAATGGTAATGGTTGAACAATATCGTCTAAATTAATTGTTGTTTGATTTGGTTTCAATTTATCGAAGGTGAATTTTGAATCAATATACTGAAAATGACCACCCTCATAATCATCAGGATGGGATAATTGAATGGTGAAACTCAACTTCCTCATTCCACCTTCTCTATACACTTCAGGCCCTGCATCTGTGTGCCATGTGTAAAAGTCTCCTGTAGGTGCATCAGGTCTGTGTTTATAGATTGTGTATTGAAGGGGTTCTAAGTAATCATATTCCCAATTACTCCACCCTGCATCTTGTACCATCACTCCAACACCTTCATGAATTTTGTTTACTATAGATTCAGGCATTTCATGTCCATCCTTACCAAACCATTTGATTTCAGATTGACGTATTTCATTTTTAACATTGAAATCTTCTTCAAGACCATCAGGGTCACTTTCTGCAAAACCAACTCTACCGTAGTCTACAGGTATATTGTCTGCAGCTTTGTGAATTAGAGCAACTTCTTCATCTGTAAAGAATTGTGTTATAAATGTACAGTAGTTATTTAATATCATTATGCACCACTCATAAATTTACGCCAATCAATTGTATTCTTAATAGTTTGATGTCTCCATGTGATGTTTTGCATACACTCTTTTAGAAACTCAATGGTAATTTTAAGATATTCAAGTTTGACGTTTAGTTTTTGTAAATCTTCATCAGAATTATAAAAGATGTTCATGTCATTCTTCATGACTTTGAGTCCGTCAAATGGGTCAGGATTCCATCCCAGTTCTTTGATACGATTCTCATCCATCTTTCCGTTATACCATAACCACTTATCTTTAAGTAGTGTATCGTATTTCATCTGATATTGTTTTAAGAGTATGAGCTTACTGGATAGTAAGTCTGAGTATTTTGCATGAAGTCTAGGGACTTCTAGTGAGGACTTATCTAATTCAATATCATCGATTTCACAATCGACTTTCCACATCTCTTTAATTTCATCTAAATTCATAATATAAAAATCCAATTAGTAGTATTTCTCTTCCATTATTTTTTAACTTTGTAATAGAACATTGTTAAAAAGTAAAAAATGATTAACATTTCTAAAATTAAACAAATCCAAAAAATAATTTCGTTAAAAGCATCATCTCTAGTGTTTGAAGTTAATAACAGTGTGTTTATTACTAAGGCAGTAAAAACACTTAACTTGTTTGTTGCTAAGTCTTGGTTTATTGAATCTTTAATTTTTTTCATCAATTTATTTTAAAAGTTTCAGTAACTTTTGTGTAGGTTTTATTTTTAGTAGTATTTTCTACTATTATAACATATTTATGGTGTTTTAGGAAGTGGATTCTATCTCGTAGTATGTGAATCTGAATGACACTGTGGTCGATACTGCTTCTGCTTCTGCACCTGATTCTAATTCTAATGCACCTAATGAGATAGGGAAACAGTCGTGGAATCTGAAGAATCTATTGGGAACGTTTTTGTTAGTGTTCATTACTAGTGTAATGTCACTGTATTGGTTTAGGTCATTCTCTACTGAACTGTAAGTACCTGAACCAGTTTTGATGGAATCTACGTATGCAGAGTATGCTTCAGGATTTGCAATAGGAACAATTGCATCCATCCAATCGTAAATTTCTTTGAAGTTCTCTAAGTCTTCGTCTACTAAGAACGTGACATCAAGTGTATCGAATGACACTTTGTCGCCAGGAAAATATGCATCCAAACCCACACCTGCAGCAGATGTAGTTTCTGAGAATGACATGCCTGGAATGTTAACAGACTTTACATAGTACTCCACTGTGGGTACTTTGTCTACCAACAATCTAAAATTGTTCTTGTTAAGTATTGACTTATTGATTGTTGTCAACTTTTATTATCCTTTTTGTTGATGTTGTATCTTGATAGTCGTTACCACGATATTCTCTAGTAACCATCTTTTCACAAAGATACCCATCTTGAATGTATGTTGTAGTAATAGTTCTACTCAATACATTAGTTGTTTCGACACCATCAGGGAATGCTTCTTTCTCCCATGGGCCTTCTAACACTTTCACATTTTTTGCATATTCTGACATAATTATTCCTCTGAAAATGGGGTAGTAAATCTACCCCATAATACTATTTATGTTATTTCTCGTTTACAAAATCATTAAACTGTTTTGCAGTATCAATAACATCTTGTGCTGTGTAAGTCCTTAAAGGTATTTCCTTTTTAGACTCAGCATGATTGTCATTCCACGAATGAATGGTCTGTCTTTCATTTTCGATGTTGTTGATGATGATTCCCTCTGCGAGAGATAATAGGTCGGCACGGATTTCGTACCCTGATTTAGTATTACTCATATTTTTCTCCTGTGTGTGTATGTGTAATTGTATCCACTTGGATACACTTTTATTTAGGTCAAAAAAAAGGGACTCCGAAGAGTCCCTTTAAAGTTACTAAACTTTTGTTTACAGAATGTTGGACACTGCCATCTTTCTGTAGTAGAAGTTAGTTCCATTGGTTGCAAGACCGTTTGATGGAGTTGAACCCACGAATGGATTAGACACCATACCGTATCTTGTTTTGAAACCAATTTTTGGTTGGAATGTATTCTCACCAACGGCACGTACCATTTGTAATGGAACGTATGGGCAATAGAACATACCAGCATCATAAGGGTTAGACCCTCTGTAACCAACTGTTAAGTAATCAACACCAGCATATGGGTCGATGTATACTTTAACTCTACCGTTTAATACACCAGCAAAAGTATTGCCTGTGTCGTCAACGTTTAAGTTAGTTGATAATGCAGGTGCGTAATCTAATACACCAGCCATTGAAAGAGCAGACGCTACGTCTGAAGAACAAAGGATAAAGTTACCTTTACCTCTTCTTGATTCTTTAGCGATTACGTTTGATTCTCTTTCGATTTGGAATAACAATCCTTTAAACTTCTCTACTGACCATCTACCATTTGCATCTACGTCTAAGTTGAAAGTACCTGAAACAGCAGTACCTGAGGCACCTGTTTTAGCTTGAAGGTTTACTTCTCTAACAACTTCTCTGTTGATTTCTGCAAGGATTTCTGATGAAAGAATGTTTGCAAGTTCTGATTCTGCATCTAGACCGTGGATTGCTTTAAGGTCTTGTGCAAGTTCGAGTGTGTACTCTGCTTTTAATGCTCTGGATTTGGCAGTCACAGTTGCTTTTTCAATTGTGAATGACATCTCGTTGAATGCGTTAGTTGATGAATCACCTAATGCTTCTGCAGTTGCAGTACTCATACCACCGACTGTATCTGTATCATATCCACCTGCGAATGGGTCGCCTGATGGATCAGCATCAACACCAGCTGAACTATTTGGGCCGTTTGTAGCGGAGTTCCCAGTTCTAACTTCGTTGATACCCATAGCTTCAGATTGACTTTCTCTTCCAGCAGAAGGATAGTCATTATATCTTGCCTTCATGGCAAAGATAAGACCTGTTGGGCCTGTCATTGGTTGAACACCACAAATGTCGTAAGCAACGAGATTTGGCATAGCTCTACGTACTAATGAGATTAAGATTGGATCCCAGTTAGAAATTGCAGAACTACCAGTAGCATTTAAAGGTGCAGCTTCTTGAAGAGATGCTCTATCTTCGTTTAGAGCTTTCTCTTGGTTTTCAAGGATTACTGCTGTGACTGCTTTCTTGTAGTTGTCTTTGATCTCAGGAAGATCAGAGTGTTCTAGAATCGGCTGCCACTTTTCTTGTAAGTTTTCTGATAAAAACATTTTTTAAGTTTCCCCTTTAAATTAACCTAATGGTTTTAATTTAGATATTGCAGTAGCATACTTAGACATTGTTGGGTCAGTGACTTTATCTGAAGATGCTTCTTCTTCTAAAGTTCCTGTTCCTTCCTCTACCCTTGTTTCTTCTGCAATTGTTTCACCTTCAACTGGAAAGTATGCTTCTTTGAGTTCGTTAACTTTATCACTAAAGTCTTCGATATCTGTGAAGTCTACACCATTTGATAATGAAACCATCTTCTCTTTTTGTGATTCAGTTAAGTCTTTGCAGGCTTCTCTGATCACGTTACTTCTCTTGAGTGAATCATTCTCTTCAGTTATTTCCATATTTTTTTGGACTTCACTGTCAAGTTTTGCTTCCATCTCATCGAGACGATTTGCGAGTTCGTCAATGACATCGTACTTGTCTTCAGGAACATCAACGTAGTGTTCTACGAATAATGTTTTTAGACCTTCAATAAAGTTTTCTGTCATTTCTGACCTCAAACCTCTTTCGATTGCAAGTTCGTTTTCTTTCGTCCACTCTTCTGCACAATAAGTCATATACTTGTCCACTGCTTCTGCAAGGTCGTTCTTGACTTCTTCTGTCGAGGTTTTTAGTTGTTCGTTATATTGTTCTTCAAGTTCTGTCTTGATTTCTGAGACTTTAGAAGACACTGCAGCTTTAAAGATAGTTCTTGCTTTCTCAGTGTTTTCTTCTGATAAGTCAAGAGCTTCTGAGATTGCAGATAGGTCGTCATCTATTTCCATCTCTACTAACTCTGATTCGAGGTCAGCAGATAATTGCTCATCTACTTTTTCTTCCTCATCATCTTCGTCTTCGACTTCGTCTTCATCTGATTCCATTTCAGACATAACTTTTTTAACATCATCGTCTTCTTTCTTTTTCATAAGTTCAACGATGTTTCGAGCGATTTCTGCCTTTGTTAAGGATTCGTC